GCATACTTCGGAAACATCTTTCTGATGTATGCAACTTTTCTTTTATAGTCTAGAGGATTCTTTTTAACGTCTTGTGAATGAGAAACAAAGACATGCATCTTGGAACCAGCATTCTTACCTTGTTCTCTAGCCATAGCATCAATTAACTTACCGTGGCCAGTGGTAGGTGGATTTAGGCGTCCAAAAGTGAATACAGCTGTATCACCACTTTTTTCCATTAACTCACTAAATTTCTTCATTTGTCAGTTGCCTGTTGTGAAGCTCTAAATTTCTGAACTCTCTCAGGCTCTGCTGCCCTAAGTTTCATTGCTGCTCTTTTTGTTATCTTATCAATCTTTTGGCCAAATCTTTGCATTACTACTTGATCAGCTTTTACTTTTGCACTAATGCTCATATCATCATAGTTAGGAAAAGCTTTTTTCCTAAACATTTTGATTGTTTGTTTTCTAGCAGATTTGGTAATTTTCCCAACATCTCTCACTTTCATAAGAGTTCGTTTCTTTTTCATTTTAAATCCAGATTGTTTTGACAATAATCTCATACGCCGAGCTTGTTTTCTGCGTTGAGTAATATCTGCTGTCTTTTTATACTCTTCTAAATCTGAGTGTTCTGAAAATGTTTTCATTTGTCCCATGCCTTTACTGCTGTGAAGTTGTTAAACGAGAACTCCATACGGTCTACAAGTTTAACAGCATCTCCACTAACCCTATCAATAGCAACATAACCTTCGGGATTTGTCACTTTATATCCATTACCAGTGCGAATAAACGTATCTGTCAATCCCTTCACACTATTTAGTTTATTTACAATCTGTGACTTTGCATCAACTAATAGGTTCTGAAAGGTAATAACTTGTACTAAATTAACAGTGTGTCTCTTTATTTCTCTCACATATTCCTTCTGCATGTCTGTATATTTCTTCTTACCCTTATCACTTTTTACTTTGTCAATCTGTTTCTGGATGGAAGCAAATACCCACTTCTCATAACCCTTCGCATGTGCGGCAGGATTAGTAATCTTTTCTCCAGCACGAACCTTACTATTGTTATATGTCTTGAGAGATGCACCAGCAAGAGTTCCTGTCATACTGTCCTGTAGTTTGAGGAATGCTCTTAGTTTGGGTCCGTTAATCTTATTGAAAGTTTTACCAGTTTGTGATAGTATTGCAGTGACTGATTCAGTTTCTTTCTCTGTGAATGTAGCTTTACCAGATACATCTTTATATGTTGCATCATCCATCCATACAGAACTTGTCTTAGTGAGCTTTGATATATCTGCACCAAAGGATGCTTTCATATCAGGAAGAGAACTTCCTTTATATGTGGTATGCCAAACTATACCAACCTTTGCGGCATTGAAAACACGACCAATATCGCTATTAACAGGTGCAGCATAAACGATAGTATTAGGCTGAAAAGTATAGTATTTTTCTCCATCAATCGTAGTTGTTTCGATATCATCAGTGAACATAAGATCACCTTGAAGTACGCCCGTAATTCCCAATTTTGAAAACTCTTGTAATGCGACTTTAAATTTAGAATTGAGGGTGCCGGATAGATCATCATCTATTTCTCCTTCAGTCTTATATAACTTTGGATTCACATTGAATACTGACTTCTTTGCAACGAAAAACTTATCATCTTCTGGGTCTATCCCTGCGAATATGGCAGGGGCACCATCCCACTTCACTGTCATATTGACAGCACTGCGATTTCCACCAGCAAGCATGTCTCTCAATGAGCGTAGGAAGTTAATAGCAGCCCGTCCACCATCAACACCAAAATTAAGGATTTCATCCTCTAGGTGTTCAAGGTGAAGGTTTTTTCCTGCCTTGTCCTCTGTGAGCATTTCTTTGAATGACATCATCTGCTACACCCTAAAAGATAGTTCTGGTTTCATATCAAATGCCATTAGATAATAACCTGTATTTTTAATTAATTTAACCATATACTTTCCTATTTTTGATACAAAAGTTTTTATCTTTTCAACTAGACTATTGATGCCCTTCATTACCTTGTCTTTTACATTTTTAACAAATTTAGATGTTCTATCAAAAAATCCTTCCTGTAATAACAATTCTTGAGCATATTCTAAATTCTCAGTCAAATAAGCTCTATGACTTTCACCAATGTCATTTGATATTTCATCAATATAGTTTTCTGTAGTTGTGTCTATATACTCGTCTTGTAAAGATGAAGGTAACTTCTTAATATCAATTCTGATTGAGCTCCCCCTGCCCGTCAAGTCTCCGGTCAGTTTAGATAAATCATCTTCCATTTTTTTTATTGCTGAAGAAGACTTACTGCCCCTATCTGATACTCTGAAATTGTAACCAGAAACATTTGCTGACGCATCTTCAACTGTTTTATATGAATATGATCCATCCTTTCCCCAACTTAAAACTTGGCTTGCCCTTGCATCTTTGGTTGCAAACTTACCATTTCCTGTCATAGCTTCTAGAATTATAGCTTCCCGAACATCATCCAAATTAAACATAGCCTTAATTGCTTTAGATATTTCTTCAGAAATTCCAAATTTTTTAGCTCCCTCAATATAATCAGACGCATCACTCCCATCTATTAACGCACTCATGCCTTTATCACCAACAGATAATTCTTTTTTAGCGGCAGCGATTTTCCTTTTTTGTTCTGGGGTTAGACCTTTAATTCCCTTTTTAGCATTATCTGCTTTATATTGAAGTTCTGTTGGGTATGTAGTTCCCTTTGAGGCAATGGAGCTTGTTCCTGCACGGCCAGCATAATAGTTCTCAGGTGAGAAGGCGTTTTTTAGTGCATTTGGAACTTGATCAGCAACATTTCCTGCTGCTTTAGCCGCTGATGCATTAGTAGTGATTACATGTTGAACTATAGCGGCTGCCTCTGGTCCTTGTGCAGAAAGTAATTGTGCGCCTGATGCATCTTTTACAGAAACACCTTTATTATCAAAAGAAATGTCTGCTTTTGATTTTGTGCTTCTCACTCCAAAATCTAAATATAGTTTAGATAGTGTGCCTTTGTCTATTCTTTTGGGGGTTTCTGCCGAAATACCATCAGCTCTCATTTTTTCTATTATAGAATTTGCTATACTTTGAGAATCAGCGTCATCATTGTATGATCCCACTCCAGATGAATCTGCACCCATAGCTATGAGCAGATTACCCTCAAAATCTTCAGCGTAACCTTCTCTCAATAATTCTTGAATCCTGTCAACATGATTGACATAGGATTCCTCTCTCGGCTTTACTTGATGAAGATATTTTGTAAGTGACACCGCATTCTCCATGTAATACAAATAACTCTATTTATTTATAATACATAAGAATGCGGTTGTCAAGGAATTTAATTAGCCATAATGTGATTCTGGCTCAAGTGCAATAAAATATCCAATGTCTACACTTGTATTTTGAAAGTGAGAAATCTTTTTAGAACTGACAGAAACCTTATATGTTCCTGGCATAAGTTTTAAATTCTCAACCTTGAACCAGAACTTATAATCATCACCACTAGTATCTTCAAACACATTCATACTATATGAGTTGGCAGTGTCATTCTTCTTATCAGTAACTCTAATATTTCCACCTTCCAATACCATATCAGGCGCACCGATAGTTGCAGCAGCCCTAGTGATTTCAGCTAATTGTTCAGTTGATAGTGTAAATTCCACCTCACATTCCGGCATTTCAATTGCCTTAGATACAGTAGTTACAACACTAGGATCAGAATACCAATATCTTAATGAGTTGTTTTTTTCACCCCTCATCATTACAAAATCATCTTGAAAATCCAATTCTGGTTTATCAAATAAAGACATAGATGCAAGAAACTCATTCAAGTCATAGATAGCAACATCCTGCTCAAATGTTTCTTCGACTGTAGCTTTAGCCACAATATTCTTCATTGCTGACATTGTGGATAGTGTTGAACCCATATTAATCATCAGGTTTTGATTGATTGTAGAATAGTTCTTCAACACAGAAATTGTATTATCACTTAGTTTCATTTTCGCTCTCTTCCATTTCATTAATGTATAACGCTATAATACCATAGTGAATCACTTTTAACAA